CCTGAGTTCTCGTCATTTACATGGCGGTAAAGGTATCTCGTCGTAAAACGTCTGAACGTTTTCGAGATTCGGTCGAGGAGAGATTTTCCCGTTTTGTGGGTGAGTTGGAGACACTTTATGGTGTCGTCCTTCCCATCCCTACGGATGTCTCTTCGGCCTCCCTTAAGTCTTTCTGTTCGCAGTTGCTTGAGGGGGGTTGTCATCCTTGGCGGCAAGTGATTTGTAGGCTGTCCAGTACAGCTCGCTTTTCGCTTGCCTTCTCCTTGTTTCTCTTCCGGAAGGTTATTCCGAGCGAGAAGCCCCAGGAGTCGTCTTATGTTGAGCGGATGTGCGAACCTTCGGATCTTCCCGATCCGGAGTTCCTCAAGTTTGCGTTGTCTATGACAGGCAAGCTTTTCCCAGTTGGCTGGGATAGGTCCTATCTTGATAAGTGCGTCTCAAGCACTCTCCCTACGTCCTCGTGTTACGAGTCGGGTAGGAAGAGTGGAGGCTGTAGAGGGATAGAGGCGGACAAGAGGTGGTCGCGTGAAGATTTTTGTCTTTACGTCACTGAGTCCGTGGTTCCTTCTAAGCGTGGGGCCTCTCGAGTACAGGCTATTGAGACTGGTGGGAAGTGGCGGACCATTTCGATCCCTCCCAGGGTTGACAATGCTCTCCGCCCTCTCCATCAGAGCATGTACGATCGGTTGTCGTCGTTTGATTGGTTGTTGCGAGGTGATGCCAAAGCATCTCGGTTCAAGGACTTCTGCCACGTGGGCGGTGAAGTTTTTGTTAGTGGTGATTATGAATCCGCCACTGACAACTTGAATAGCTACTTACAGCTCGCAATCTTTCACAAGTTGCTGGGGAACGCCACGAGGGTGCCTGATGGCGTCCGTTCCCACGCTCTTTCCATTTTCAGTTCTCATCTGGAATGTGAGGGGTTCACCGGGTTTCAGGCCCGGGGGCAACTTATGGGACAACTAACCTCTTTCCCTCTCCTTTGTTTGGTCAACTACTTGACGTTCAAGTTCAGCGTCCCTCGGGACGTGCCGGTTAAGATAAACGGCGACGATATCGTATTCCGCGGCTTGCCGTGCGAAAGGGATTCGTGGTTTAAGAACGTCAAGAAGGGTGGCCTCACACTTTCGATGGGTAAAACACTCCAAGATCCGCGGTTCATGACCTTGAATTCGTGTGCTTTTAGAGCCCATCGAAACGGCGTTAAGGCCGTTCCGTTTCTTCGCGCCAGAGCAATCTGGTCCTCGAAAGAAAGGTTGTGTGAGAGGATCTCCTCGCTGAAGAGTCGTTTTGACTCTTACAGCCCTGGTTTCGGCTCTCGGAAAAGAGTAGCACTCGATGCTTTTTTCCTTAATGAGAATCAGGACGCCGTTCAGCGGTGTAGGAGGTCCCTGACGAGGGGGATGGGTATGAGGGTCGGTAGGGAGTCTTTGCATCTATCCAAGATGTGGTTTCGCGAGTTGTTCTACTTGGAGAAGTGGAGCGAGCCCGAGTTACCCACTTTTTCTTTCTCACAGATGAAGTGCAAAGATCTCCCCGTTGGATGGAGCCGTGTGAGTCGGCACCGGATACCTGCTTCGGTAGCGTCCGGTTGGGAGCAAAGGCTGGCTTTCGAGCTGGTCCGTAGTTCCTGGTCATCCGATGTTTTATCAGATTCTGTTGCGGAAGAGCGTTGGTGGTCCGATCACGACACGGGCGCTGATCGGTACGGGGTCGGTTTTTGTACCGCCCGTAGGGCCAAGTTGCTGGGTCTCTCTCGTAGGGACCTGTGGAAGTTGGTCTACTTCCGACGGAACGAGAGTGTTTTCGGACGCTGTCGTTTTACCCGCGGAGCAAGTGTGCTTCGACCGCCTCTTGATCACGGAGAAAATGTGATCGCTGAAGACGGGTGGGGGTTGCGAGGCTTGTCTCTCCCGGTGCGGTTTATCCGGGGGGGCTGTGTTGGGCGTGCTTCGTCGGTTTAGCGGTTCAGCGCCGCGGCTTTAGGGACGTAAAGCCCTTTGTTTCCGTGGGCATCACGGATTTGTCACGTCAAACTAGTGCTCCGAAACGTAGCGGTATGTTGGCTGACGAACGATACAGATGGTCGGCCCCGAAAGGGTCGTTCTGTAACTGGTTGGGGTGGGATCCCCCGTCGTTCGTGGATGCTTCGGCAGAGCAGGAGTTCGTCTCCTGGGTTTTCATGCAGGTACAAAGTAGGGGCTTTCCGTCACTGACAGCGATAGCCTCTCCCACCTTATTACTGTTGCACAGTAGCTAAACGGCTGGCGCCGTCTCCCGCTGTACACGCGGAGTTAACCGGTATCTTGACTTGAGGTTCGATTCCTCAAATTCCGGTGGCCTTACG